GTTGAAGCGGTCGTTCAGGACCCTCGCGGCATAAAGAGAGCATAAGGAGTAGAACATGGCTGAATACGAAGAATATAAATTCCCAGACGAACAAGATCAGAACACTGAGCTTGATATTGAAATCGAGATTGAAGATGATACCCCGGAGGAAGACCGAGGCCGTCAACCCATGCCTAAAGAGATCGTTGACGATTTAGATCGTGATGAACTTGAAGAGTATGACGAAGGGGTTAAACAGAAGCTGAAACAGCTTAAAAAGGTTTGGCATGATGAACGTAGAGCTAAAGAACAGTTGGCTAGAGAGCAAGAAGAAGCTTTAGCGGTAGCTAGACGTTTATATGAAGAGAACCAAAAATTACGTTCTGCATACAGCACCGGTGAGAAGGAATACATCTCTACCACACAAACTAACGCGCAAATGGAAATGGACGCTGCTAGACGCGCGTACAGAGAAGCTTACGAGTCTGGCGACACCGACGGTGTGATTGCAGCGCAAGAAAAGATGAATTTGGCGCAATTAAAGGTACTTCGTGCAGAGAGTTTAAAGGAAACCCCTTTACAAGAACCCGGAGATATTGTACAACAGCGCCGTGAAGAACGACCTGTACAGCCTCAAGCCGTACAACCTGACCGTAAAGCGCAAGCGTGGCAAGAACGCAACAGCTGGTTTGGTAAGGATGAGGAGATGACAGCAGCGGCATTAGGCTTACACCAGAAGCTAGTAAATAGTGGCGTTGAAGTAGGTTCTGACGAATACTACAGCACATTGGACAAGACGATGCGCACAAGGTTTAGCGAGCATTTTGGGGAACCCAAGGCAAAACCACGCACAGTCGTAGCGCCGGCAACCCGTAGCACATCCTCGAATAAGATAAGACTTACTCAAAGTCAGGTCCAAATTGCCAAAAAGTTTGGTCTAACCCCTGAAGTTTACGCTAGAGAAGTTTTAAAATTGGAGAATAAATAATGGCTACTACACAAAACAGAATAACTCGCGAGCTAGAAACCAGAGCACTAACAGAGCGTCCTAAGCAGTGGATGCCACCTGAAGCGCTCCCTGAACCTGACAAAGAGGATGGTTTCGCCTATAGATGGATTCGCGTTTCAATGCTGAACAAAGATGACCCTAGCAACATTTCGAAATCGTTTCGTGAGGGTTGGGAACCAGTAAGAATTGAAGAGCAACCAAAATACACACTGTTAGCCTCTGGCGAGGGTCGATATAAAGACAACATCGAAATTGGCGGCCTATTGTTATGCAAGATCCCTAAAGAATTTATGGACCAACGTAGAGCACATTATGCTAACGCCACAGAATCTCAAGCGAGTGCAGTAGACAATAGTTTTATGAGAGAAAATGATGCGCGTATGCCTCTGTTTAGAGAACGCAAATCAACAACTTCTTTCGGTAAAGGTTCTTAATTTTTAGGAGTTTATAATGGCTTATCCTGTCGTTTCAGCCCCATATGGGTACAAGCCGGTAAATTTGTTAGGTGGTCAAGTATTCTCGGGTTCTACACGTAATGTGCAAATCCAGTACAACTACGCTACACCAATTTACTTTGGCGATGCAATTAAAGAAGTTAACGGCTTCGTAACTCGTGCGTCTATCGCATCTGCTACTACCGCTAACCAAACAACCGGTATTTTCTTAGGTTGTTACTACACTAGCCCATCAACCAAACAACGGTTGTGGAGTCAGTATTATCCGGGCAACATTGCTGCCGGTGACATCACTGCGATTATCTCTGATGATCCAGACATCGTTATCAGAGCGGTTATGTGCACTTCTGCAGCAAATATTGGTTCTGCTGCTCAAGTAATGGTGGGTTCTAACGTAGGTGGTATTACCACTAACGCAGGTAGCGCTAATACCGGTGACTCAGCTAACGCGATTTTGGTTCCAACTGCATTAAGCACTGCGACCTTACCATTCCGTGTTGTTGACATCGTTCGTGATACTGCTGTGTCTTTGGGTACTGCAACTTATTCGTCTATCTCTACAGCGACTGTTACTACAAGCACTGCGTTGACTCAAGCGTTAGTTGTTGGTACTGATGTAGGTAGTTTAGATTCTGCAGGTCAAGTAATCCAAAGTGGCTCATTTGTGGCTACAGCAGCAGCTGCTGGTGCTACTACAGTTGTGCTTAATGCAGCACCAACTACAGCTTTTGCAGCTGGTTCAACATTGGTGTTCACACAGTACCCAGAAGTGCTCGTGAAGTTTAACTTCGGTTATCACGGTTACTATTCTGCTACAGCAGTTTAATTAGGAGTTGATTAATGGCAATTTCACGCGCCCAGCTATTAAAAGAGTTGTTACCGGGTCTGAACGCTTTGTTCGGTTTGGAATACGCTCGTTACGGTGAAGAACATAAAGAAATCTACGAAACAGAGACTTCTGAACGTTCTTTTGAAGAAGAAACAAAACTGTCTGGTTTCTCAGCAGCTCCTGTCAAAAATGAAGGCTCAGCTCTTCAATACGACAATGCTCAAGAAGCTTGGACTGCACGATACAACCACGAAACAATTGCTTTGGGCTTCAGCTTAACTGAAGAAGCTATTGAAGATAACTTGTACGACTCTTTGTCTGCTCGTTATACAAAAGCATTGGCTCGTGCTATGGCTTACACCAAACAGGTTAAAGCAGCTAACGTTTTAAACAACGGTTTCAGCGCAGCTGTTACTGGTGGTGACGGTGTATCTTTGTTCAGTGCTGCTCACCCATTGGTGAATGGTGGCACAAACAGCAACATTCCATCTACCGCCGCTGACTTAAACGAAACTTCATTGGAAAATGCTGTGATCCAAATCGCTGCATGGACTGACGAACGTGGTTTATTGATTGCTGCTAAACCTAAGAAGTTGATCGTTCCACCAGCATTGCAATTCGTTGCAACTCGTTTGTTGGAAACTGAACGTCGTGTTGGTACAACCGACAATGACATCAACGCGTTGAAAAACAATGGTGCTGTTCCTGAAGGCTATGCTATCAACCACTTCTTGACTGACACCAACGCTTGGTTCTTAACCACGGACGTGCCAAACGGGTTGAAACATTTCGTTCGTAGTCCATTAACTAACTCAATGGACGGGGATTTTGATAGCGGTAACGTACGTTATAAAGCGAGAGAAAGATACAGCTTCGGATGGAGCGATCCTTTAGCCGTCTACGGCTCAAGCGGTTCTTAAGTAAAATCAAACACTTAGGTGTTATAAGCCCTCCTCGGAGGGCTTTTTTATGCTTGTATATTTTTATACTACAACAAAAACAAAATCGTACATTTACGAAAAACAATTGACAATCTCCGTCCATCAGTTAAACTTAGCAAAACTGACTAAGGAGAAATATATGTTTTATGTGTATGTGTACCGTGACCCAAGACCAAACAAAAATAACCAACCAGTGTATGTAGGTAAGGGTACGGGTGATAGAGATTTGTCGCATTGGTCTAGGGGTTCACACAATAAGCCTTTCCAAGATTTTTTATCTCACATTAAACGTAAAGGTTTAATCGCGATATGCACTAGAGTGTTTGAATCTGAAAATGAACACGAAGCCTTTGCGAAAGAGATCGAACTTATTACCTTATACGGGCGTAGAGACATCGGAACAGGAACACTGTTTAACAGAACAGATGGAGGCGAAGGGGCTTCTGGGTTCCAAAAAACAGAAGCACAGAAAGAAACAGACCGAATAAATACAACTAATAATTGGAAAAACCCAGAATATGCAAAAAAAGTTTATACCGCTCAAAAGATAGCGCAAAACACCCCAGAAGCTAAGCGCATTAAGTCAAAGAACTCCAAAGCTCTATGGAGAGAAAAAGGAGACGAAATAAAGCACAGCATTGTTATCGCAAGAAACACTGAAGAGTCAAAGGCAAAAACTAGCAAACAAGCAAAAGCACAATGGGATGACGCTGAGTACAGGGAAAAACAGACAGCTAACAATAAAGAAATAGCAAATAGGGAAGAAGTCAAAGCTGCTAAAAAAGCAGCAGCAAAAGCTTTATGGGCTGACCCAGAATGGAGAGCAAAAATGATGGAGGCTAGAGCAAAGAATAAAGCAGAAAAGCAAAGTAAATAAACCTCTTGCACTTCCCAGCCATTCAGGTAATATGCGAGTCGAGTCTAGGATTAAGTTCTACGCCGACCGACCTAGCGGGCTCGCACAAGACGGGGTAGATTAGTGCACTTGGAGAATTAGAAATGTCCTTTGCTAGCCATTTAGGTCCTTGGTTATTAGGTACCGTTAAAAACACCACCGGCACAACTGCCGGCACAATCCGTAACATGGGCGCTACTGTTGTAGGTCAAACAGACGCTATCACCTATGCTGATGCAGCAGGTACAAGAGCTTTCGTTCTTCCTGCCGGTTCAGTCATCACAGAGATTGACTTTATCACCACTGCAGCATTCTCATCAGCGGCTACACTCAAATTGACCATCGGTGCTACCGACATCACTACAGCAACTACTGTAACTAACTTAGGTTCAACAGCTTTGACTGTTGCAGCAACTACAGCTGCTACAGCTTTGATTGCTAACGTGGGTAGTACAGATGCTATTGTTACTTTTACTGTTGCGGGTACATCATTGACAACAGGTGCAGGTGTAATCGTGATTAAGTACATGGTACGTAACTCTGACGGTTCTGCTAACCCAACAGCACAGCAAGCGTAATTGATCTGGGGAGTTTCGGCTCCCCATCTTTTAACTGAGGAGATTGATTATGGCTAAGACTACTTCATTGGCTGTAGGACGTGGTGAAAAGTTACCTGTGTCTAAAGGTGCAGGATTAACTGCAAAGGGCCGTGCTAAGTACAATCGTGTGACAGGATCAAACCTAAAAGCCCCTGCTCCGTACCCAAAGTCAGAGAAAGATGCTAAGCGTCGTAAATCGTTTTGTGCGCGTATGTCAGGGATGCCGGGTCCTATGAAAGACGAGAAAGGTAGACCGACCCGTAAAGCAGCCTCACTAAAACGGTGGAACTGCAAATGAACGATTCTGTTGAAATGATTAAAGACTTAGCTGTACACGATGTAGAGATTAAGCACTTGCAGGATGACATGGACAAGATGGTCAAAGAGATGGCTGAGATCAAAAAGAGTTTAGCCCTCATACAAGCAACGTTATCTGAAGCCAAAGGCGGGTGGAAAACACTTCTTATGGTTGGTGGTGCTGCTGCGACTGTTGGTGGTGCTATTAGCTGGTTACTCCAGCATATAGGTAAGTAAAGTGCCTAGTACTAGCAAGAAACAGCGCAATTTTATGGCTGCCGCCGCTCACAACCCTGAGTTCGCCAAGAAAGCAGGGGTACCGGTCAGTGTAGCTAAAGAGTTTAATCAAGCCGATAAAGGCAAAAAATTTAATAGAGGTGGCAACGTGGCTAACTTAAAGAAACTATTCAAAGGCAAAGAGACTTATAAAGAAGAGCTGAAAGAAGGCAAAGCAGTTAAGTCCGGCAAAATCACACCTGAACAATATGCGAAAGGCGAAGCGATGGAAAAGAAAATGAAGAAAGGTGGTAAATGTTACGCTGGTGGCGGTGCTGTTAAAAGTGATGAGCTTAGAAACGCCGATATTCAACGCGAAATGGCAAACCAAGCTAGAGTAGTTAAGAAAGCTACAGGTGGTTGCACTAAAATGGCTAAAGGCGGTGTGACTCGTGCCGACGGTTGCGTGACTAAAGGTCACACTAAAGGCAAATTTGTATGATGGAATCGCGGGGTATGGGCGATATAAACCCTAGTAAAATGCCCGGCAAGAAAACCATCAAACGTAAAGACAATCCGCAAGACGTAGAGATGTACAAGAAAGGCGGAAAAGTTAAAAGGAAAACTAAATGAGACCGATTACACAATCTGTTACCGGTGTAGCAAACAGTGCAGGTATTCCAATGGACTACTACATCTCCCCATTTAACGTGGGTTTTGGTGTGGTTGTCTCTGGCACTATTACCTATTCTATTCAGCATACGTTTGATGGGACTAACTGGTTTAATCACCCGACTGTAATTTCACAGACCACTAACCAAGATGGTAACTATGCGTTTCCGGTTTTACAGATCCGGTTAGCGAACTTGTCAGGTAGTGGTACTGCTACATTGACTGCTATTCAAGCAGGTCAGGTAGGCGGTTAATATGGGTGTTGGAAGCGCAAGCGTTGTAGATTACGCAAATACATATCCCGGCACAGCCTCGCATGTTAATGCTACAGGTAGCGTTGGTGACTTTGAGGTTGTGGTGGATGGGAGCGGTGCGACTACCTTAAGCTTGAACTTCCAAACCGCAATGTCTTTAGATCCCCGTATCACATTCAGCCGCACCAGTAACGCTACGCTTGTTGGTCCAGACGGTTTGATTCAGTATGCTCCGCATAATTTACTGACGTATTCAGAGCAGTTCGATAATGTGGCTTGGGGGAAAACCAGAGCTACAATAACAGCAAATGCAACAACTGCACCTGACGGGACTACAACTGCTGATAAACTAATAGATGATGGGGCAACTGTAGGTCAAGGATATATTAGCCAAAATGCAACATACACAAATATACCTTATAGCTTTTCTTTTTACGCGAAAGCAGGGGAAGTCTCTGCTGTTAGATGTTACATAGTAGATAGTGTTGGTATAATTTCTGCATCCAACGCGATTATAGATTTAATCTCTGGAACAGTTACTTCTGGTAGTGCTAATGTCGTTAGTATTGGTAATGGATGGTGGCGAATAACTGTAATCGGTACTCCTACAGCTGGTTCTGGCTCTGTCAGGATATTACTACCTACTGATACAGCTACTACGAATGGGTTTTACATCTGGGGCGCACAACTAAACGAAGGTGCATTACAGCCTTACTACACTACAACTGTTAAGAATTTACTCGGATACAGCCAGAACTTTG